TCCGTGCTACAATGCCGGGAACTATATCAATGAGCTATTAGATGTGTTAGTACCGCAGCTAACGAAGGAATGCGAGTTAATCATAGTTGACGATGGAAGCGACAAGCCGTTTAAGACCGACTATAAATGTACCGTGATACGTCAGAAAAACCAAGGCGCGAGCGCTGCAAGGAATACGGGACTAGATACCGCGAAAGGTGAATATATAGCCTTTATAGACGCCGACGATTTAATAAGTGACAAATACATTGAAACGATACTAAACAAGGCGAAAAAGGAAAAATTTGACTATTGCTATCTATCTTGGAAGGCGTTCGGCGGCTGGAATATGAACGTGCTTCTTAAGTCCGTTGATGATAAGTTCCCGCCGTTCAATCTATGCGTATGGAACCGTATCTATAAGCGCGAAATGATCGGGGATGTTCGATTTAATGTCAAGAAAGCCTGTGCGGAGGACGCGCAATTCATCAGGGACGTAAAGGAAAAAGGCAAAAAGGCTTTTATTGGGGAGTATATGTACTTTTACCGCGCCGACGCAAAAGACAGCCTAACAAAGAGAGCAAGAGCGGGCAAGGTAGACACGACAAGGATAGTATACTATTACCCCGAAGTTACCGAGGATATGAAGTTTTTAATTGACGAGTTCGCGGAGCTTGACAAGGACGTGGAAGTTATCTTGATGACTAAAAAGAACGCCCTTCCTGAGCTTGAAAAACACGCAATGGTGATAAATCCGCAGATGATAACAGGCACAGAGCTGCGCGGAGAGTTCACCCCGTTATTTCACAAAGTCGAAAAGCCTTTAAAAACACAGGTTCTATTGTATGTTTCGGCTCTTTACAAAATCGGCGGGATAGAGACATGGACATATAATTTTTGCAAAGCTATGCACAAGTATTATGACATTATGGTGTTATACGACAAGACGATGGACGAGATACAAAAGAGGCGGCTTCTTCCGTTTGCTGATGTAGTCAAGAACACTAACAAGCCGATAACGTGCGATACAGCGTTAAACTGCCGTACAGCCTTAACGCTTCCAAAAAACGTAGTATTCAAGCGTAAATTTTTAGTTGTTCACACTTGCAAAATGCGCAACGAGTGGGAGCTTAGAGAAGACGCCGAAAAGATATTCGTTTCCAAAGCTGCGCGGGATTCTTGGAAGCTGGACGGAAATGTGATTTACAACTTAACACAGCCAAGTAAGCCAAGAAAAGCGCTACTTCTTGTTTCCGCTTCCCGTCTATCTTGGGAAAAAGGCGAAAATCGTATACTTTCATTCGCTCAAATGCTGCATAAGCTCGGAATACTGTTCACATGGTTAGTATTTACGGACAGTGAACCGCGAGACATAGTAGACGGGCTTATATATAGGCGTCATACGATGGAGATAAAATCATACATTCAGCAAGCGGACTTCTTCGTGCAACTAAGCGATCAAGAAGCCTTCTGTTATTCGCTCGTTGAGGCTTTGGAGCTTGGCGTTCCTGTGATTTCTACGCCGCTTCCAGTGCTTTCCGAAATAGGCTTTAAAGAAGGCGTAAACGGGTTTACGGTGCCTTTTAACGTTTCGGAGTGTAAGAATCTTCTCGAAATAGTCAACAGCGATTTAAAGGGCTTTGAGTACTCCCGAGACAACGCCGCAATAGTGGAAGAGTGGCGCGGAGTGCTTGGAAATACTACACCCACGAAAAAGAGAGAGCTTAAAAAAGGCTGTGTATATTGTGCCTCAAATATTGCATTTAAAGACGCTAAGACGGGCAGAACGTACCAAGGCGGAGAAGTATTCCAGATGGACGAGAAGAGGGCAAAAAAAGCCCAAAAGCAAGGATTTATTGACATATTAAGCAATTAGGCGCAGCACATTTATTATATTTCCAATCCGTTTAATCAATCACAATTTAACCGTTAACGCTGCGCTTAATATAATAAGCCCTCGGAGTATTTCCGGGGGCTTTCCCTCATAAATTCGCAAGCTTTAATCTAGCCATATATCCGCGATATTCTTTTCAAAAGTATCAAGTGCCAATTCGTAGGCTTCCGATATATCGTTCGCTCTAATGTAGCCTATTGTGCCATCTTCAAACAATACAGTATACTTAAACATATTATTTACCTCCTTAATATCCTAACCAGCTTAATAACTGTTTGCGGCTCATTCCTGTTAAATCTTCTTTGATTTCTCCGTGTGTTCCTTCGTAAGCATTCGACCAAGGGATCACACCGTAAATTTTCCCGTTTTCTTCTTCAACTCTGAGATTATGTTCTTTTACTATCTTTTTGATAGCCTTGTTTGATAGCTTTAACATGGTTTAAACCTCCCAATTTTCTAAAGCTTTTTTGATTCTCGGTATTAGTCCGGCTGTGTCTTCACTTGGGTAGCTTTTGAAATCTCTTAATATTTCGCGTAAATTGTAAATCATATCTTCTTCGCTTGGCTCTTCTTCAGGCTCGTAAAATGGGTCGTAGTCTTCAATAATGCTGTTATATGCGTCTCTTAATGTTTCCATGTGTTTGTCCTTCTGCCTTCGTTACCTCCGGGGCGGGTGTCCTATTATTTGTATTCTTTTGTGTTCTTTTCAATGTAAAACATTGTTCCGTTGCGGTCTTGCCAATTATTTTCGGTGCATTTACCAAACGCTCTGGTTAAGGCGTCGGCTGCTTCTTTTTGAGTTTTAAAGCTTGCCGCGATACGTGTTTTACCGTCTTCATACTTTGCAATTACTAAATACTTATCAAATACTTTCATTTTTTCGTCCTCCTGTTAGTAAACTTTTATCACTTGTGCGGGTGTGTAGTTCATGAATATTGCTATCTTTACAGCTTCCCATGTGTCGCGCTCGTTTCCGTAGTGCTCAAATAAAGCGTTAAAAAGATTTATTTCTCGTTGTGTTTTCATTTTTTTCCTTTCATGCCTTCGTAGCCTCCGGGGCGGGTGTCCTATTAGTCTATTCTTGTTATGAAAAAGCGGTCTTTTGTTTCCTCGGGTAATGTGTCGATGTAGTCTTCAGCCTTGCAAGGGTAATTAAACACTGCGCTAACAGCTATGCGATCTTTTTGGTCGTCGTAGTTTTTTCCGTCGATTGTAAAGCATACAGCCCACTTACAATTAACTGCTTCGGCTGCTTTTGCTCTGATTTCTTCGTCAAGGTTATAATTATATTTCATGGTTTTGTCCTTTCCGCGGGGCTTTCGCGCCCCGCTTTTATGTTATGCTGTTGCTTCTTCCTTCTTGCCAAGTATGTAGTTAACTGCTTTGTTTGCTTTGCTGGAAGCTTCAACTATCATTTTTTTGTTTTCCTTAAGTGCTCGGCTCCATCCTTCAATGTATGCGGCAGAGTTGTTAAAGCTCTTATTTGTTTCGATTCCGGCTATGTTTACAAGTGTTGCGGCTCCGATTTCTGCGACAAGCTCTTCCTTGCTGTATTCTTCGTTTCCAAAGTGTGCTGTTGCTGTTAATCTGTTAAGTCTTGATGTGTGACCGGTGCTGTGTGTTAATTCGTGAAATAGTGTGCTGTAATATTCTGCGATTTCTTCAAACTGTCCAATTTCGGGAACCACTACTGTGTCGGTACTTGGTCTGTAATAAGCTTTGTTGCTAATCTCTGAGCGTTCGAGTGTGGGATGATTTTCGCTTGTCATATAGAGATTTACTATATTTTCGGCTTCTTCGATTGGGTCGTGTTCTGTTCTCTTAACTTCCTTGCGCTCGATTCCTTCAGTGTCGCCTATCCAAAAAACGGGGTAGTATCTTAAAAATGGGATATTCTTTTTTATTTTGTTTCCGTCCTTGTCGGTGTCTTCTACTGGAAGGATTTTCCAGAATGTAACGATTTCTGACTTCGCGCCCTTCTTAACTTTTCCGCCGAGTTCCTGAACCTGTCTAAATGTGAGATAAGCGTCCGCGTGTGAAAGGATCATCTGATTAAGTACGCTGTAAGCTTTGCCGGTTATGTAGTTATAAGCTCCGTCTTTTCCGCCTGTCCAGGGCTTATGCCAGGGGATTGTTCCCTTTTCTAACTGCTCTAAAATTCTATTTGTGATGATTTCGTAAACGTCTGCCATGTTTTTATCTCCCTTCTATTTGGTGCCTCTATCCGTCGAGCGCTGCGCGTGTAGCTCTTCAGGCGTTCGCCGTAGCTGTGAAGCGGTTGTTTGTTATCTTGTGAGCTTATAATAACTCTATGGGGGCATAGATGTAAATAGACAAAATCACCAAAGTTCTATGGGGGCATTTGTGCAAAATGTCTATGGGGTTATAGATAGAAAAGTGGTAAAATAAAGCTGGAATAGTAGATAAATACTGAGGAAGAGAGGAATTCTAAAATGGCAAAGTATACAGAGGCGCAAGCGAAGAGCGCAAAAAAATATTTATCACAATTTGCAGAGATCAAATTAAGAATGAAGCCGGAAGACCGCGAGAAAATAAAAGAAGACGCAGCCGCGGCGAATAAAAGCATGAACCAATATATTTTAGATAAATTATTATAATTTCGTGTCATGGGGGGACGTGTCAAGGGGTTATAATCATATCATAGAAAAAAGGCTAAAGATAAAGCCAAAACAACAAGTTCCCCTCACAACAAACTTGTTACCCCTCAACAAAAGCAAAAAAAAGCTGCTTATCATTCAATAGATTGATAGGTGGCTTTTTTAGTGGTGCAGAGAAATGAAACGCAAATACATATATAACAAGAAAAAACAAGCATTATATTGCGAGATAGTCGCATATAGTAGCGTGACAAACAAAAAGAAATTTATAAGGCAAGTAAAGAGATTACTTCAGGAGCTAAACAAATGAAAAAAGAAATAACGCTTGACAACGAAAAATTAAATATTGATATTGAAGCGGTTAAGGATAAGCCCGAAGTAATAGAAGAGACAGCCGCGGACGATATCCCAAGACTTGACAACGGGAACATTGACATAGAATCAATAGCAATCGGAAAAGACGAAAAAAACAATTATATTGTACCTGATGATATATTTGAAATTTACTTTAGAGAATTACCACAAGGAACAAAGAATGAGAGTAAAACATGGAGAGCTTCCAGCGGCGGCAAAATTAAAATATTAACTGCTGATGATAGAGACATTCAAATACAAGGCGGTAAGGCATTACAAGCAACGCTAAAACAACGGCGTACATTTGCCGAAGCTATAAGCGCAGTATTAGCGCAGAAAGCAAGCGAAGAGACAAGAAAAGAGCTACACTTGGACAGTAACGCGGACAACCTCGACGCAGTAATAGCAGCCATGTTACGCCAAGCCACGCGCGGAAACGTCAAAGCGGGCGACTTCTTGCGCGATACAATAGGACAGAAGCCCAGCGACCGCTTAGAGGCGACAGTCGAGAACCTTACACAAGAAGACCGCGAAATGTTAGAGAATATAAAGAACCGCCTCGGGGATAACTCATAAAAGGACACGAAAAACCGCGATAAGTGTTCGAGTAAATCGGGGTAAACCCTATCGGGTAAGCCATTTAAGGCGTTCGATACAATTTCGCAAAATCCTAATTATGCGAAAAACCACGAAATTTTTTCTCCTCCTAATCCATAATAAAGCCCGAGATCACGGGGGCTGAGGCATACCCACCCCACCCCCCTACCCCGGGCGCGCGCGAAAATTTTTCCGGGACTCCCCATACCCACCAAAATATTTTCACCAAAAATAGAACTGTTAACACCCTCAAACAGCTCAACCAATAGGGTAGACCCCTCGAAAGGATAAATAATGCCAAGTAAAGATAAGAAAGTAATAAGCGCAAAGATAAGCGAGAATAAGTACGAAATGATAGAAACCTACGCAAATACGCATAATTTGAGCATATCAGCGCTAATAACATTGTGCATGGATGGAGTATTGAGCGGAGACATAGAGATAGAAAAAGGCGAACTAAAAATAGGGGTAGACCCTAATGGTTATGCGGTTTGTGAGAATTTTGATACTCCCTTCGGAGAAAAAGTAGACCGTAAGTTTGATACATTACGAGACAGAGGATATCCCGAAAGATTCATAGAATCGATGAAAGAGCAGATTCTAAACGGGATAGACAACCAGATTTCGATGTTACCTAAGAAGTTCGATATGCGAAGGATGAAGGATAACGACACGGGATGTTAGGCGACAAAACGATTGTAAAAGGGATCAGGCTAACTGATTACCAGATAGAAAAACTAAATGAGAAGTCAAAAGAGCACGGCATGACCGATACGGATTATGTACGTGCTTTAATTGACTGCGCGATAGACGGAAAGATAGACATTAACACCGACGTTCGTAAACTACGAGATATCGCAGCGAAAAAAGAAATCTTAACTCAGAGGTTAATAGATTTAGTGGTGGAACAGCTTGAATGAGTTTAGCAGAGATCAGGAATGCAGAAATAGAATATTGCCGGGATAACATCGTATATTTTGTTGAGAAATACGGGCATATAGAGGATAGAGCAAGCGCGGAAGTAATAATCCCGTTTAAGCTATGGAAAGAGCAAAAAGAAGCCTTAGAGAATATGGTGAATAACAGATGGACGATTATTCTTAAGGCTCGTCAGTTAGGTATCTCATGGCTTGTTTTGCATTATGTGATATGGTTATCGCTTTGTCGAACCGGGCGTTCCGTAATAGGACTATCAAAATCCGAAACAGAAGCCAAAGAGCTTATAAGAAGGTGCGTACTCATTTTAAGGAACATGAGGGCGCTGGTAAGAGAAAAGACCGACAAGAACGGATGGGACGGTGCATGGTTTGAGTGGAACTCTTTGTCCGTTACTATTCACTTTCCGGGAAAGAGTGATTCAACATTTCAGTGTTTTGCGTCAGGGGAAAACGCAGCGAGATCATTTACAGCCGATTTACTTTTCTTTGATGAATGGGCTTTCCAGCAGTTTGACCGCTCAATATGGGCTGCTGCACTGCCTGTTGTAAATAATCCATTAGCGGGACAAGTAATTGGAGTATCGACAATCAAAAGAGGCTCTTTGTTCGAGGAACTATATACGACCCCGGACAATGGTTTTTATAAAATCTTCATACCGTGGTACGCAGACCCCAACCGAACACAGGACTGGTACGACAGAACAGAAAAAATATCGGGAAAAGCGGTAATGTGGGCTGAGTACCCGGCAACAGTAGAAGAGGCACTTGATGTACCGGGAGGGAGATACTTTGAAGAGGTATCGGACGATTCTATTTCAAGTACTGAGCGTCTATCGCAGAATACAGTGTGTTATGTTTCTTTGGATTATGGACTTGACAAACTGGCTGCATACTGGATTTTAAGAGACGTATTTGGAAACTCGCAGATTATCCACGAAGAATACGAATCAAACCTCATAATAAGTGCCGCAGCAGACAGGATTTTGAGAGTAACGCAAAACCTAGTTGAAAGAGAAGTGATCCCGAAAGTAGAACTATACTTAGCGCCTCCCGATTTGTGGAACCGTTCACAGGAAACGGGTAAATCAAGGGCTATATTGTTCCAAGAAGCGGGATTATTACTAACAAAAGTAAACAACGACCTAAAAGCCGGTTGTTTAGCTATAAAAGAGAATACGGCGCATGGAGAAGGTCAAAAGAGCAAACTGACTATCTTAAACCATTGTGCGCCGAACTTGTTAAATTCACTAAAAAAGATACAGCATGACGAGAAAAAGCCTGATGTATACGCAAAAGACCCGCACGAACTGACGCATTCAGTTGATGGACTTAGATATTACTGCATTTACTGGACGCACGGGGGAAGTATAAAACAGGAAAAACCGCGTAGAAAGTGGCGTCCCGATCAGTGGGAGGATTACCGAAACGCGAGTTTAAAGGACAAACAATACCTTATCAGTATTTGGGGAGAGCCTAACTAATGTTTAAGAGGTTAAAGAAAATGATAAAAAACATGGAAACGCCAAAAGACGTCCAAAAATGGGCTGCAAAGCTTGAAAACTGCAAAGCTCAGTACTCAAAAGAGCTAAAGAACATGAAAACATACGAGCAGTACTACGAAGGCACAAGAGATATGCAACCCGACGCCAACAGAGGCGTAAGTCCAACTAAAAAAGCAACAAATGTAAGAAATATCGTCTACGAACTGATAGAATCACAGGTTGATTCGTCAATTCCTATGCCAAAAGTAAGAGCGATTCACCCGGAAGACGAGGAACTTGCTAAGAAATTAGAGAAATTCCTTGAAAACAAGGTAAAAACGTGCTGTTTAACGACAGTAAATGACGCAGAAGAGCGCACAGTACCGATTATAGGCGGTGATTTTACATTGGTTGAGTGGGATTTGACCCGTGGGCTTCACTCAGAGATAGGCGATCTTAAGATTTCAGAATTACACCCTAAAAAAGTCATCCCTCAGATGGGAGTTACGAACTTTGACGACATGGATTACTTCTTCATTCAGGAACTAATGACGAAGAAGACAGTTAAAAGAGTATATGGAGAGGACGTTGAGGACTGTTCTAACGATTATCCCGAAATGACAGAGGATATCGAAGGAGCAAGCTCAAATGAAGACCTCGTAACAGTAAATACCGCGTTTTACCGTAATGAAAACGGTGGCGTCGGTATTTTTGTTTGGTGTGATTACGTAAAACTACTTGACCTTGAAGAATACGAGGCGAGATACCTTGACAGGTGCGCTAAATGCGGCGCGGTCATGGTCGATGGTAAATGCCCTCAGTGTGGCAGTACAAAGTCAAAAAAGACCAAGGAAGAGTACGAGGACATAAAAGACGCTATCGAGGTTACAATCTCGGGAGGCGCAAAACAGACGGTCAATCCGTATGATGAAGAAGACGTTCCTATGATTGACGAAGAGGGAAACACAGTCTTTGACATGACCGGACGCCCTAAAATGACGATTAAGCGTACACAGAAGAAGATTCCTTATTACAGACCTAATGTTTATCCGGTGATCCTAAGAAAGAACATAACGGCTCAGAATCGACTTTTAGGCGGTAGTGACGTAGCGGTTGTGATAGACCAGCAAGACACTATCAAGAAACTTGGAACGAAGATAAACGAGAAGTTATTAAAAGGTGGCTCTTTTGTAACCCTTCCTGAAGGCTTAGAGATAGAAAAAGACGGAGAAGAGTTAAACATCATCCGTATACGTAACGCGGCTGATAAGTCGATGATAGACACATTAACATTGCAGCCAAACGTACAGAACGACCAAAACTATCTTGAAATAAATTACTCATGGGCTAAGTCTTCACTTGGTATCACTGATTCATACCAAGGTAAATACGACGCTTCCGCAACATCGGGTACTGCTAAACAGTATGCGATAAATCAGGCAGCCGGACGACTTGATTCTAAGAGGACACTCAAAAACGAGGCATATGCAAAGTTATACGAGACAATGTTTAAGTTTTGGCTTGCCTTCTCAGATTCACCTTCAGAGATCACAAGCACAAGCTCAGACGGAGCAGCGCAGTTTGATTCCCTTGACAGAATGGAGTTCTTAAGACTTGACGCAGCGGGTGAATTTTACTGGAATGACGAATTTATTTTCGAGACAGACCCTACATCTACACTAATGCAGAATCGTGAAGCTATGTGGAATCAGACGGATATGAAATTGCAGTCCGGTGCTTTTGGTTCAGTTGGCGACCTTGAAACCGCAAGAGCTTACTGGACGATCATGAAGGCTAACGGCTATCCGAACGCTTCGGTTATCCTAAATCTCATTGAAGAGAGAATTGAAAAAGAACAGCAAATGACAGAGCAGTTACCACCGATGGAGGAAATACCTAATGAAATGCCCGTTATGTAACGTAGAAATGAGAATAAAGTCAAGTGATTACGTCAAGAACGACGGAAACCTTTTCTTAAGACAGATTCTTACTTGTCGGAAAAGAGACTGCTCTAATTACGAAAAGGACGTAAAGAACTTGTACGAACCCTTGACGGTATCGGAAGACACACAGGCAGAGGCAACAGAGCCGGAGCCGTTACCATTTACAGAACCCGTAGAAGAACCTTGATAGGTTATCGCACCGCATAGGTGCTTTTTTTATACCTAAATTCCCAAGGAATAGGGCAAAAATCCAAGATTTGAAAGGAATTTTATATGAAAGAAAAAGAATTACTTGCTATGAATTTGCAGTTCTTCTCAGAAGACGCAGAGGTTAGCGAGGAAACAGGCGTAAACGAGACTGAACCCGCCGAGCAGTCAACAGAAAGTGACGTAGAGCAGTCTGACGAAGGTGTAGAAGAGGAAGTCACCGAACCTCAATTTGACACAGACAAAGCTAACGCAGCTTTCGCAAGCATGAGACGCGATCTTGAAGCTGCAAGAAGACAGCAGCAAGAAATCGACAGTCTTTATGCGAGCCAGTACGGGAACTACACAAATCCCGAGACTGGACAGCCTATAAGGAGCGCAAGAGATTACTTTGAGGCTATGGCAGCTCAGGAGCGTATGCAAATGAGACAGAAGCTTCAGGAAAGCGATATCGACCCGCACCTTATAGATTCAATGATTGCGAACAGTCCCGCAGTACGCGAGGCAAGAGCAATGACAGCGGAGTTAAATTCATACCGGGCAAACAACCTCATAGCAGAGGACTTTAAGAAAGTACTTAAGCTCGACCCTTCAAAGACGAGTGAAGAGGATATCATAAACGACCCGTCATATAACGCGGTTGTTGGATATGTTCAGACGCACCCCGGAACAAGATTTGACGAAGCATACAAACTCGTAAACTTTGACAGGCTTACAAATTCCAAGGGAGCAGCAGCAAAGCAAGCCACGATCAATGAAGTGAAATCAAAGAATCATCTTTCAACAGGAACGTCACTTGATGTTCCTAACACAGAAGAAGATATTCCCGCTTCAATGCTTGAAAACTTCAAAGACCTGTTCCCGGAAAAATCCATGAAGGAATTGAAAGCTCTG